AAGCTTTGATGACATTGGTATGACATACCTCAAGTTTGTTATTTCCACCGAAGAAGATCTAATTGATGTTGATCGTGCTGTGGCCGAGTATCGAGAAGTTGGATTTACCGGCCCAGTGTATCTAATGCCGGTGGGCGGTGTTGCTGATGTCTACAATCTCAATACCCAACAAGTTGCCAACATGGCAATGAAACGTGGATATCGTTACAGCCCAAGACTCCAAGTTGACTTGTGGCGCAATGCCTGGGGTACATGATGACACAGATTGTAATCACACGTAAACAGTTTGAACGCTTGCAAGAAGTTTTTGAAATGTATGACAGCGTGGATCAAATAGCATGGAGTGAAGAAAGCACCAGCGGCATTGGTGCCACAGTCACCATTGAGTTTGATCCCAGGCAATCAATTAAGATAGACATCACCGACGTTGATAGTTGGTAAAATTAAAAGGAAATTAATGAGTTATTTGTTTACCAGTGAAAGTGTTAGTGAAGGGCACCCTGATAAAGTTGCTGATGCCATCAGTGATGCTGTTTTAGATTTGTTTATGGCACAGAAGAACCCGGCGCTACGTTGCGCCTGTGAAACCCTGGTCACAACCAATCGTGTCATCATTGCCGGCGAGTTCAAAGGCTTGGTGCCTGATGAAGCCATCAACAGTGCTGTGCGCAGAGTGATCCGTGATGTTGGTTACGAGCAGGCTGGATTTGATTGGCGTACTGTAGAGATTACTAACTTACTACACGGACAAAGTGCCGATATTGCACTAGGTACTGACACATTTGGTGCTGGTGATCAAGGCCTGATGTTTGGCTACGCCTGCAACGAAACCACAGCGCACATGCCAAGTGCAATTTATTGGAGCCACGAAATTTTGCGGAGCCTGACTAATACACGTAAAAATGGTATTGTAACCTGGCTAGAACCCGATGCCAAGAGTCAGGTTACATTTGAATACAATGATGATGGCACACCACTCCGTATTGCCAAAGTTGTGTGTTCGACCCAACACGCAGAGAGTGCTAGCATTGAACAAGTTCGAATGGTAGTAGAAAATATTATTCGTGGAGTATTACCAGAGAAATATGTAGACAATGAAACTGAATTCTTTATTAACCCTACTGGTAGATTTGTTATTGGTGGCCCTGATGGCGATACTGGGCTTACTGGCCGTAAGATTATTGTTGATACTTACGGTGGCTATGCTCCTCATGGTGGTGGAGCCTTCTCAGGCAAAGATCCTACTAAAGTGGATCGCAGTGCCGCTTACATGATGCGATACCTTGCCAAGAACATTGTGGCCAGCGGTCGAGCTGATTGGGCCACTGTGCAGATCAGTTATGCCATTGGGTTGGCGCAACCCATGAGTTTTTATGTTGAGACTGACCATAAGCCACAAAGTCGTGAATTGACTAAATGGATACAAGACAATGTTGATTTGACACCTCGAGGTATCATTGAGCGATTTGACCTATATCGCCCAATTTATGGCACTACAACAAACTACGGACACTTTGGTAAGGATCACTTGCCTTGGGAAACTGTAGACTTATTTTAAGGACTGATTATGTTTGATAAACTCAAAGGTTGGTTTGGCACAGGACACAACGTGAATCCTGAACCCACACAATCCAAGCCCGAGACACCGCCTGCTCCGCCTAAGAAAAAAGCACCCGAAAAGACAGCCAAGGAACTGGCTGACGAATCAGGAGAACCATACGTGGCTATTCTCAGCATGGAGGTTGATCCAGACAATCTGCATCAGGGTGCGTTTGATCTTGACTGGAACGACAAGTTTGTTGCCAACTTGGTAAGAGCCGGTTATCAAGGCAAGACCGATGCTGACATTGTAGATTTGTGGTTCCAGAATGTTTGCAGACATGTGGTCATGGAAACATGGGAACAGGAACAAGCAATGAATCCAAGTCCTCAACGATATACTCGTAGCAAGGATATTGGTAACGGGCGTAGAGAAGTCAGCTGACATGAAGATTGGTGTGTTTGGGGACAGCTTTGCTGATGCAAAACTTACTGATTGTTGGTTTAATTTGCTGGCCAGTGACCACGGGCATACTGTAAAATCCTTTGGGCTGGGTGGTACTAGCATTATGTACAGTGCCAAGCTAGTTGATATCTATGCCAGCCAGTTTGACTTGGTTATATGGGCACTGACTGAATCAGATCGGCACACACTGCAAGTTGGTTCAAGAATTATTCCGTTGTTGCCGGGTTCGTCGGCACCAAGTATTTTGCTCAAGGTCAGCGATGAATTACCAATTGGTAAGTTTCATGCTGTGTATCAGGATTACATGAAATATTTGTTCAGCAGGAAAGATGCTGACTTTGGGGCTCAATGTATAGTAAACAGCATGATGACTACACATCAAAATATTTTAATACTGCCTTGCTTCCCTAATCCGGTGCATACCGAGTTTTCATTGATGTCTGTTAGTGAGATGGAATCTCAGTGCTATTTTCCCAATCAATCATTATCAAAGGTCTGGGAACAATATCGGGATTTAAGACAGGGTCATATCACTGCGGCAAATCATGCTGTGCTTGCAAGGTACATCAACGACAACTTGGAACCCGGCATACTTCGAATGAGCCTTGACAAGTTTGTTGCGCCAGGTGAACCACTCAGCCAGTTATTTCAATGACTCTGGTAACCATCAATGATCTAACCCCGGTTCAGGCGCTGGATATTGTGTATGATTTACGTGCACAGGGATTGGTGCAAGGAACAGATTTTGATTTTGCTTGGCACCAGAGTCGGTGGGATGAAATGATTGGTGAAATTCCTAAACGTGTTGAATTTGAGTTTAACAACCCGACTCATGCCAGTTGGTTTTCTTTAAAATATCATCCATCATGAATCTAGTTTTTTCTCAAGGACATGTATACGGTGCACGATACCATACAGTAAAGCCCGACTTCGTAGCAGATACACAAACATGGTTTCGCAAGGAGTGGGATGCTATGGTAGAATGGTGTGTTGAAGTGTATGGCCCTACACCTGATGACGGTGTATGGACTCCGAACTCACGGTGGTATGTTAATAATGCAAAGTTCTGGTTTCGCAACGAGAAAGATCTCACAATGTTTGTATTGAGGTGGGCATGATGTACAATATTATTGAAGAAGTTGAATACCAACCAGGCGCAGTAGTCAATGTAAAAAAGCAAATATGGGATGATGCCAGACAAGAATTTGTGACCAAACGTTTTATACGATATTACAGAAATACTCAATCCGAGGTTGAGCGAGATTGCACAACACTAACTGAGGCATATGGTATGCCTCAGTATCAAGGCATGTGGTGGGTTGAACGTAGCAGACGCTATGTTTGGCTGGCCGAAAGTGCCGCAACTTTTTGGACATTAAAAAACACATGATATTCAATCACATCAAACAACTCAAAGCCGATGGCAAGAAAATTGGCATCACATTCAGCACGTTCGACATGCTACATGCAGGGCACATTGCCATGTTAAGCGAAGCCAAGAATCATTGCGATTACTTGATTTGTGGATTGCAAACTGATCCCACAATTGATCGACCAGACACCAAGAACAAGCCCGTTCAAAGTATTGTTGAACGCCAGATTCAATTGTCGGCCTGTCGCTACGTTGATGAAGTTGTGGTTTACCAAACTGAACAGGATTTGGTGGACTTGTTGTTAATCCTTCCCTTGGATGTGCGTATCTTGGGTGTGGAATATGCCGACAAAGAGTTCTCTGGACGATGGGAAGGTGGAGAACGGGGTATTGAGATTGTGTTCAATGGACGTGACCATAGTTTTAGTTCTAGTAGTCTACGCAAACGTGTGGTGGCTGCAGAAACATTCAAGGTGTTGAAAGATGGAACCACTCAAGCCTCCTAAGACCTTCAAGGTCTATTCACTGATCAAGCAGACTGGACTGTTGATGAACTATGTGTACGTAGCCGGCACTGGCCATGTGCAATATGGCCCAGGTTTTTATGCCACAAGAGACGAAGCTGAACACAGCAGAACGCTGGAATTTCTCAAGGACACTGCTACTCCAAAGTCCAACTATCTTGTGTTTGAACTTGAAGTTCCCAATCCAGCCTATCACGAATGACAGAAATCAAAGTTAATTTTGGACTGGATCGAGCAGTCAGCATTTTGGAACAAACTGTCGGTGCTCGTCGTTACTGGCTACACAATCGCGTGGGCGGCGATGATTGGGAAGTGGTAAAGTCAAACAATGGTACAACTGTCAAGCTTCGTGATGCAAAAATGCTAACTTACTTTTTATTAAAACTAAAATGATAATCTATGTAAACGGGGACAGCCATGCCGCTGCTGCTGAAGCGGTAAATTCATTTTCATGGGCACAAGATGACGGATTGTTTTGGGGCATGGGCAAGCGGCCACACCCCGACAACGAACGTGCCAGCTTTGGGTGTGAATTGGCCAATCATTATCATGCTGTGTTATGGTGCGATGCGCAAGCTGGGTGCTCGAATACTCGAATTATGCGTACCACTCGCGAGTGGATTGATCGCAATCAAAGTCAACTCAAAGACACATTCATGGTAATTCAATGGAGCACTTGGGAACGAGAGGAATGGTGGCACAACGGTCACGACTTCCAAGTCAATGCTAGTGGCATTGATCATGTGCCTGTTGAGCTACAAGATCAATACAAACAGTTTGTTGCCAACATAGACTGGAATCAATGCAAAGAACAAGCACACAACGATATCTGGGAATTTCATACCGAACTAAAACAATCGGGTGTCCGGTATGTCATGTTTAATGGTAACAATCACTTTGCTGGACTACCAGAATACAACTGGGGTGCAAACTACATGGATCCGTATTCTGAGCAAGGCACATACAATAGTGTGCTGAGAAACAACGGTTTTCAACCAGTTGCGCCAGAATCTTGGCATTTTGATGCCAATGCCCATTGCTTTTGGTCGGAATATCTGTTACAATACATTAACAAACACAACCTGGTATAACATGCGATATCTACTGATTGATACTTCAAATATGTTTTTTCGAGCACGGCACGTGGCTTTTCGTGCGTCTGATCCTTGGGAAAAGGTTGGGTATGCACTGCACATTACCCTGAGCTCAATTAACAAAGTGGTGCGCAAATTCAATGCAGACCATGTGGTGTTCGCACTAGAGGGGCGTAGCTGGCGTAAAGATTTTTACAAACCATACAAAGCAAATCGAGCAGTTGCCCGAGCTGCCTTGACAGAATCCGAAGCTGAAGAAGATAAAATGTTTTGGGAAACGTATGACGAGTTGACCAAATATCTCAGCGAGCAATCAAACTGTTCAGTTATCCGACATGAACGTGCAGAAGCGGATGATGTCATTGCCCGCTGGATTGCATTGCACCCCCAAGACCAACACACAATCATTTCAAGTGATACAGATTTTATACAATTGTTGGCAGAAAATGTAGATCAGTACAATGGCATCACTGACGAGTTGCACACCATCAAGGGCATATTCAACGACAAAGGCACAGTGATTATTGACAAGAAAACAAAGTTGCCCAAGACTGTGCCCGATCCCAAATGGTTACTATTTGAAAAGTGCATGCGTGGCGATCCCAGTGACAATGTGTTTAGTGCATATCCGGGGGTGAGAACCAAGGGTACAAAAAACAAAGTTGGCTTGTTAGAGGCCTACGAAGATCGAGAGAAAAAAGGATTCAATTGGAACAATCTCATGTTGCAACGTTGGTCCGACCATAATGGCGAAGAACATCGTGTGCTTGACGATTACACACGCAATGTCACTTTGGTTGATTTAACTGCGCAACCAGAAGAGATTAAAAATCTAGTGGACACTGCTATAAAAGAAATGATCAGCCACAAGGACGTTGGGCAAGTTGGTGTAAAATTCATGAGATTTTGTGCCAAGTTTGATTTGACACGTCTGTCAGAATCTGCTGAGCAAACTGCTCGGTGGTTGAATAAAACGTACGAAGGAGTATTAGATGTTAATTGCAAAACCAGTAGTACCTGACCAGTATTGGATCTTGAGAGATCCGGTACATGATGAAAAAATCGGAAACATCCAGGCCGACGATCAAGGATACTCTGTGCGTATCAATGACAATGTCACAAGGTTTAAAACCCTTGACATGATCCAGCAACGTGCACACGTGAACTTTCAACAGGCTCAAGAGTTGCCAACAGAGCAACCCACGCACTTGGTACACGGTTATCCTACAGATTGTGTGGCATTTAACGGTGTGTGGAATGTGCAACGCCATCTACCATTGTACACTCAAGAAGAAAGATCCAAGTCTTGGTTTGCCGCAGGATGGTATCAAGTCAGGCAACACCGAGGATGGAAAGTGATGTTTTGCCCCAAGTTAATCATGTTGGACCGGCACGACTACAAAGGTCCGTTTACCAGCAAAGCCGTAATCAACGCGACTTGATGTTGAGCATTACCGAAGCCAGAGACTTGCATGCAGATATCACAAAACTGCTGGTGTTGGTATCTGCCTTGCAAGAAAACTCAGCTAAGACTAGTAGTGCAGACACCGCAGTAACTGTTGAATTACACGGTGGATCATTCTAAAAACTACTCAGTTTATTGATAAATAAACTTGGAGAAGAGAACAGAATGAGCAGACCTAAACCACACGTTATAGTAGAAGTAACTGATCGCACTACCTATTGTAGTCAACAGGTGCTGGCCGCCGATGGCATATGGGCGGTTTTCTTTGATGGTGCACCTATCAATTTAAAAACCACAAACATGTTGGTTAACTATCCAGGGCCCAAGTATCGCAAGGTGAGTTTTAGCAATTCCGGACATGCAATCAATCTAGCACGTAAACTCAACACACAGTTTAAATCTGATAAATTCACCGTGGTTTTGCTCAACAAAGGTGAAACTGTTTATCCCGGTGTCCACACGAAAACTTAATATTGTAACTGGGCTATTGCCTACTGTGCCCGAAGCCATTCGAGAAACAGTAGATCAGGCCATGATAACATGGTGGATGAATCTGCGTGACACAGGCGGCTTGAGATTGACCGACCACGGATACAAAATCATGCACAATGTTCTTGATATAGAATCCTGGAGTGTAGACATATCAACTCCCAAAAATACACTTTCAAAGAAAGTGATTCTGGCCATGGACAAGAAACTTGACTGGCCATACTACATTGCAGTTGGCAAGAAAAAAGTTGTTTTCTTTTCAAGCAAGGAAGCTATGATGGCTTCCTTGTACGGCGATTTAAAAGCTTGGTTGGCAGTGGGTTAATACCACATGCTATACCCGGTGCGGTCGTATCTAGCTTGCTTGGCTTTGCCAACCTCAATCAATAGGTCCCATACGGATTTTGCTAATTTCTTGATCATAGATACTGTTCCTTGCGAGAATTGAATTGTCGAACATAGTTTTCCAATTGTGCGGCATCGGTAATGCCTTTGGTGCTTAGATACGCATCTAAACGGCTTTGGTAACTGCTACCGGAAAACATCTCGGACAAGCGTTCCAAAATTCCCAACATAAAATCAGAT